GCTTGATGTAAAGGAGGGATTGATTCCCTCCTTTTTTTATGTTATGATGTGGAGAGACAATAGTATCTTATGGACAAAGACAAACTAAAACTTATCGTCCGTAATCTTGAACTGTTGGTTGATTCTCTGAAAGCAGAAGTTTATTCTGATGCTTCTGCTTATAAACACATAGAACCAGAGGTTAGAAAAAGACCACTTTTAGATTACGACGAAATATTTGAGGATTCTGATTTAGATGACTAACAGAGCAAGAGAACTTGTAAAATTGCTTGAAAGAATGACAAAACAAGAACACTTATATTCGGCAGAGCAATTGATAGAAATGAAAAAACAATTGCGAGTTGTGAAAGAAGAACTTGCAGAACTTGAAACAAAAACATCAAAAGGATTTGGAAAAAAATGACAGTAAAACTTATTTCGGTAACGCCTGATGCAGAAAAGACAATGGCATACATTGCTAGAGTTAGTAATCCTGCGAATCAAGACAACGAAAACTATTCCAAGTTGCTTGCTTATTGTATTAAGCATAATCATTGGTCTGTTTTTGAACAGTCTTCTATGACGCTTGAAATTGAAACGAATCGTGGTATTGCGGCACAAATTTTACGTCACCGTTCATTTACATATCAAGAATTTTCGCAACGCTATGCAGATTCTTCTTTGTTAGGAGAAATCCCTGTTCCCGATCTTCGTCGTCAAGATACGAAGAATCGTCAAAACTCAATTGATGATATTGATGAGGATGTAAAACAAGATCTTTGGTTAAAGATTAATGATCATTTTAAGGAGTCTATGCAACTCTACAAGGAACTTCTTGATAAGGGAGTAGCAAAAGAGTGTGCGAGGTTTGTATTGCCCTTGGCAACGCCCACACGCATCTATATGACGGGTTCTTGCCGTTCGTGGATAACCTATATTGCTCTCCGAGAAAAGTCAGGAACTCAACGAGAACATATGAATATTGCGAAAGCGTGTAAAGCAGTTTTTGCTGAACAGTTTCCTATTTGTTATGAAGCACTTGGTGGTGAAGCAGATTGGGTGATATAGTGTATCCATAAATAAATTATCTTGAATTCTTAACTTATGGCAATTTATCCTATTATTCATAAAGAAACTGGTGAAACAAAGGTTGTTGAAATGAGTGTCAACGACATTATGCAATGGTATAAAGATAATCCTGAATGGACCCGCGATTGGTCACAAGGATGTGCCACTCCTGGAGAAGTTGGAGATTGGAAAAATAAATTAATCTCCAAAAATCCTGGATGGAATGATGTATTAGATCGTGCATCAAAAACTCCTGGTTCAACTGTAAAAAAAATCTAGTATGACAAGAAAAAGAAGGACGAATGACCAACCAATTGGTGTTGGTTTAACAACCCGTCAAATGAAGCGTAGAAAACCACTTAGTTCTGATTATTTGATTGATATTGATCCTCTTACTGATAATCAGAAAAAACTTTTTGACTCATATGCTAATCAAAAACATTTAGTCGCATATGGTTGTGCTGGAACAGGTAAAACTTTTATTACACTTTATAATGCACTAAAAGAAGTTTTGAATGAAAAATCCCCTTATGAAAAAGTTTATATTGTTCGTTCACTAGTAGCAACCCGCGAAATTGGGTTTCTTCCAGGAACATATGATGACAAATCAGATATTTACCAAATTCCATATAAGAATATGGTAAAATATATGTTTCAGATGTCATCCGAATCTGACTTTGAGATGCTCTATGGTAATCTTAAATCACAGGAAACTATTAAGTTCTGGAGCACCTCATTCTTAAGAGGTACTACGCTTGATAATTCAATTATTATTGTGGATGAATTTCAAAACTGTACGAGTCATGAATTAGATTCAATCATTACACGTATTGGAGAAAATTCTAAGATTATGTTTTGTGGTGATGCAACTCAATCAGACCTTGTAAAAACTAATGATCGTAATGGTATTGTAGATTTTATGTCTATCTTGCGTAAGATGCCATCATTTGATATAATTGAATTTGGTGTTGATGATATTGTTCGTTCCGGACTTGTCAAAGAATACATTATTGCAAAAATGGAAGCAGGATTTTAATGTTCAATCATATTGATGTGAATCTCCCAAAACTTGAACGGGAGACTATAGATGGTGTTCGATATTATAAAATTCCAGATGAAGAAGAACTTCTCCGTTTAGTTTCTATTACTTCTGTTACAAGTCATAAAAATCGTCAGTTTTTTGCAAACTGGCGTAAAAAAGTGGGTGAGGAAGAAGCAGATAAGATTACACGGCAGGCAACTAGTCGTGGAACTGATATGCATACTCTGGTAGAATATCATCTTAAAAATGAGAATCTACCAGGAGTTCAACCTTTATCGGAATTTTTATTTAAAATTGCCAAACCAGATTTAAATCGTATAAATAATGTTTATACTCTTGAAGGTTCCCTGTACAGCAAAGTTCTTGGAGTAGCGGGAACAGTAGATTGTATTGCAGAGTTTGATGGCGAATTAGCAATAATCGACTTTAAAACATCTAAAAAACCAAAACCACGGGAGTGGATTGAACATTATTTTGTTCAATGCGTTGCTTATGCCTGTATGTTTTATGAACTAACAGGTATTCCCGTCAAAAAACTTGTAATTATTATGGCTTGCGAAAATGGAGAATGCGTTGTTTATGAAGAAAGAGACAAATCAAAGTACATCAAACTACTCACCGAATACATTAGAGAGTTTGTTAGAGATAAATTGGAATCATATGGAAAAAAATAAAGAATTAGAACAAGCAATACAAAATAAGTTTCTCACACCTTCTAAATTCGCTTTAGAAATTGAACATATTGTGGCAACTGAAAATTTTAATTATATTGATGCAATTGTACACTATTGTGAAATCAATGGACTTGAAGTAGAATCAGTAACGAAACTTATTTCAAAGCCTTTGAAAGAAAGGTTGAAGTGGGACGCAACTCGTCTTAACTTTATGAAAAAAACATCGCGTGCTAAATTGCCTTTATGATCGTGACTCCCTTTGAAACCTATCAACATTATTTGTCACTTAAAAATCATTTTACAAATCCAAAATACGACTTCTTTAAATATGGTGCAAAGACTCGTGCCAGTGTAACTTCTTTTAATAAAAGAAAGGATAAATATTGGTTTGAAAAGACATCAAGAAAGTATTCTGATAAAGAAGTCGTAGATTTTCTTGTATCAAACTTTGTATCAGCAGACAACCCACAGAACTTATGGATTGGAGAGATTATCAATTCTGGAGAAAGGACTTACGCAGATTGGATGCGAAGACAACAGAGTTTGACTTACTTATTCAAGGAGCAAAGCAACGAATTGTTCTTGGAAACAAAATTAGAGGATGCCTTGAATTGTTCCAAAGGTCATCCACCAATCCTCAAAAAGTTTCTAAGCGGGCAACTATCGCTAGAAACTTTAACAATATACGAAAAAATATTCCATTTTTCAAATAAGTTTGACCAAAAACTTTTGGACCCAGTGTGGGAGACCGTAAGTTTGAAAATTCGGAAATATATGCCATTCATAAATATTGACGTGTTCTCCTATAAGAAAATTTTACGGGAAATTATCAATGAGTAGTTTTTTCGATTCTGATATTATACAATATGAACTAAAAGAAATTAATAAACTGCAAGAAAAAATATACGGAAGTATTCTTACTTTTGGTATGATGGACCGTGAAACAAAACTAGAACACATTGAAAAACTTGAACTCTTGCTAGAAAAGCAAAGAGTGATGTATACTAGGTTATCTCTCTCAGACGACCCAAAAGCGGTTGAGATGAAAGAGAATCTTCGCAAGTCAGTTGCTTTGATGGGTTTTCCACCAGAAACTGATATGCAAGTTTTATTCACTAGTATGACAAAGACAATTGAATCGCTCAAGAAGTACCTTGACTGATCCCCAAAACTCTGTTATACTATCCGAGTAATCCCCCGAATCCAATTTATCCGAGGTATCTAAATGGCATTTGCCGATCTTAAAAAACAATCCAAACTTGGTTCTCTCACCGAAAAACTGGTGAAAGAAGTCGAAAAAATGAATAGTTCTGGCAGTTCTTCCGATGATCGCGTATGGAAGTTAGACTGTGATAAGAGTGGGAATGGATATGCAGTAATCCGATTCCTTCCTGCTCCCGATGGAGAAGATCTTCCTTTTGTGAAAGTATATTCCCACGCATTCCAAGGCCCTGGTGGTTGGTTGATTGACAACTGCCTGACAAGTATCAATCAAAAGTGTCCCGTCTGTGAGCACAACTCTGGTCTCTGGAACAATGGTACTGATGCTGGTAAAGAAGTTGCTCGTAAGCAGAAGCGCAAACTGACCTATGTGTCTAACATCTATGTGGTAAAGGATCCTACTAATCCTTCCAATGAGGGTAAGGTGTTCCTCTTCAAGTACGGTAAGAAAATCTTTGATAAGATTACCGAAGCAATGCAACCTGAGTTTGAAGATGAATCTCCAATCGACCCCTTTGACTTCTGGCAAGGTGCTAACTTCAAACTGAAGGCAAAGAACGTTGCTGGTTATCGTAACTATGATTCCAGTGAATTTGCTTCTCAAAGTGCTCTTTTGGATGATGATGATGCAATGGAAGCAATCTGGAAGAAGCAGTATTCTCTCGCAGATTTCATGTCTCCTAGTGAATTCAAGACTTATGAGGAACTGAAAAAGCGTCTTAGTTCTGTTCTTGGAACCAAGAATACACGTATTGCTGAAGAAGTTGAAGATGAAGATGATTATCGCGGTTCTACAAAAGAACTTGATGATGACCTTCGCTCTGAACTCGACAATCTGAAACCCACACGATCTGCTCCTGCACCTGCGGAAGACGATGATGACGATGCACTCTCATACTTTGCCCGTTTGGCAGAAGACTGATTAGGTGCTATAATACTGGGGAGGCAAGGAACCTCCCCTTTTTTAATGTTATGGTAAAGTATTATAAGTGTTTTCAGTTTTAATTGTTTGTTGATCAATATACTGAGAAGACTCATCATAAAATAATTCTCTTCTCATGTCTTTAAGAACAGTTTGAAGATATTGTGGTTTTAAAAGATAGATTAAACTTTTTTTATTGTTCTGTATTGTTTCATATTCATAATTACTAATTCCAACCACAGGATTTAAAGTACTTAATGGTAATATTGGATTTGGTATTGTAAAATTTGAATTTACAATTTGACCAGCAGATAGTATTAATCTTCCATGGTCATCCTTTACTTCAGTTGTTTCATAGTGATGAATAGCATTTAAATCATTTCCATAAATTCTTTCACAATAACGATACAAGTCTTTATTTGATAAGGGCCACTGATCTCTTAAATTAGTAATTCCTGCACTTATAATTACTATCCAATCATATTCAACACTTCCATAAATCTCTTCAGCAACTAATTCTGGTCTTGTACCATCAATAATTTGGTATTTGTTGAAAACTGTAAATACATTTTGTAGATCATCTCTAATTTTTGCTCTTCTGAAAATATTTTTTACAAGAAGATAATCTTGTGATGATTGCTTGTCGAAAAGAAATGATTGATACTGAACGTTTGGAAGTTCTCTAAAGTATGTCATTAGTAACCAACTCCTTCTGCAATACTTTGATAATCCTCTGCATAGATTGGAGAAAGTTCTTGAAATTGAAGTGAGAGAATCATATGCACTGGTGTAGCATCATTAAAAGTTGCATATTGACCAGATCCAGAATAATTAACACTCATGTTTGTTAAAGCACATGGTTTGAACTTATTTAAAAAAGGATGTGCTTTTGATCCAGTTCTGTATTGAATCTTAAATACATTTGGAGATTTTACAAAGAAACCACCGCCAGTTGATCCAGTAGAACCTTTTCTTGGTGTCATTTCTTGTTTAAAAGTTCGAATGATAGTCTTTATTTCTTCTGCTTCTGATTGAGATCTTGGAATTAAATCAAAAGTAAATTGAAATGCGGTTCTTATATTTACTCCTTGGAATAACAGTTCAACATTTTGGTTAACTACTGCCCCAGTTTCTCTTGAAATCAATCCAGATATAGATGTATCTTGACCAGTGAGTGCCTGAACTGCTAACTTTGAAAATACAGTTGCTGCTGTTTTTTGCCCTGTCCCTTGAGTAAAAGCACCTTGAAACTTAGAAAATACCTCTTGACCTCCTTTTATAGCTGCGGAAAAAGGATCATCTCCAGCAACAACTCCTTTTCCAGCAATCAATCCAGCAGCAAGAGCAGCATTTAATGTATTTTCTCCCCAATTTGCAGAGTTTGAGTCTGCAACAGATTGTGGCATTGGAAGCAAAATTGTACTTAAGAGTTTACTTCCACCCAATGCTTGTTCAGTTGTTCCCAATGCAAAAGAACCTGCTGAACCTGCGGATAATCCAGGAGGTTTATATTCTACAACATCAACCTGTAAAAAATCATCATTTTTTCCAATACTAGCTTTTGGGTATCGTAGTATTTGTGCCATTTATTTTTTTAACTATTTATTTTTAAGTTTGTCTAAAATCGGCATAAGGAATAGAACGAAGAGTATTAAATTCATTAAATGATATTTCATAAAATGGACTTGCAACTTCCTTGAAAGTATATTGTCTCATTTTACCCCAATGGTAATTAAATCCAAAGAAACCATAGTCCATTGGTTCTGATGCCATAATCAATGGATAACGATCGTAAATAATATTTGGTGTCTTAGCATAATATATGTAGGTATAATACTTACCACCAGAAGGATATTGACTCTCAGTATCTTGAAGTCTTTCAATAATCATATTCATCAATTCCGAAGGACTTTCAATACCAATTATGTCTCTCTTGATTGATGTAATTCTATTATCTGTTTTTTCTCCACCTTTCTTTCCACCACTTCTAGACTTTGGATTTGCTCTTTGATAGTCTGGATCATATTTAATAATATAAATGAGTTGAGTTTTGTTCAGACGACTATAGTTTGTACTAGTCGCACCAGTTTTAGTATATTGGTGAGGTATATAATAATTGGTTGCAATTTCCTTTAATTCACTTAATGAATAATCTTCAAGTTCTGGTTTTTCGTATCCTGTGAGTGCCATTATTTGATACCCAAATCTTCTTCGGTGAGAATTTTAAACTTCCATCGACGATCTTCACAAAATTCTTCAGCGACTTTCCATTTTGCTTGATTTCTTGCCCATTCAGTAACTTCAAAAATATATCCTTTCGTTTTTCTTTTTTGAACTTTTGGTTCTATTGTTTGTTTTTTTGGTTTGATTTCTATAATATACTTTTGAATTGAACCATTATTTTCTTTTACCTTAATATAAAAGTCTGGAAAGTATCTGTGGATTTTTCCATCTATAGGTGATCTATATGGGAGGGCAATTTCTTCACTTCCCCACTCCAAAATATTTTCATTCAGATCACAATAAGACATAAAACGCCTTTCCCACAATGAACGATAAACAATATTTGTGGGATCACCTTTATATTTTTGGGGATATGATGGTTGATATTTTCCCTTATATGACATCTAAATACTTATAATAAAAGATCAATTATAGGTATTTAGAGTGCCAATTCCAAGGAGTTTAACGAGTGTAAAATCTTTATTCGGAAATCTAGCACAAACATCCCATTATGAAGTTCAGTTTGGTGGATTACCATCAGAACTTTCATCTTTTTTATTGGGTAAAGGTATCACTCCATTCTTTACTGGTGGTGATTTTGGATTACTATGCTTTTCCGCATCATTACCAACCTCCTCCTTTGCAACTACAGAAGTATCTCCTTATATTGGACTAAAAGAAAAAATAGCACATACAAGGATATACACAAATATAACTTTAGAATTTTATGTAGATAGTAGTTATAATACTTTAAAATTATTAGAGCATTGGATGGATTATATTGCAAGTGGATCTGCCGCAAATCAAGCATCTAATGATTATTTTATCCGAATGCAATATCCTTCAACGTATA